TATATAATAGCATATAATATATTAATATATATTAATAAAAAATAGTGTTTATATTATAATGAATCATTAAAATATATTTTTCTAAAATTATTCATATAGTTATCTTTTAATTTATGCGTTTTTAAATAATGTTGAGTTATTTTATCTTCTAACATATGAATTATAAAATAGAGAGAATACATTCCACATTCGGTATTCCCATATTGATGTTCAAACCCTCTATTATCATCAAATTTAAAATATATTTTCGGATTTAAATTTAAACCTTGTTCTTTTATTCGATTCACAAATGTTATTATTTCTTGTGAAGGACCTTCACCTGTACTATTAAAGAAAAATATCTCTCCTTTTTTTATATTTATAAACATTGATATCCAATGTTCTCCTGGTTTATTATGTGGATCTGTATTAAAAATTATACCTATTTTTGTTTTTTTGTTTTTTATTTCATTTTCAACACTAAACTTACATAAATCATCTAATACACATTCTTGACTTGCTACTTTAGTATCAAAATCAATTGGAGATGGACCTATAAATTTAAAACATTTATATGCTTTTTCATATTGTTTCATTACTTTCAATATATCAATACTTGATAACCATTCATTTGGATTTGAAGACCATTCTTTTGGAGATAATGGTGCAAATGAATCCTTCATATCACTTATTTTTCCAAATCTATTTTCTTGATTTAACCAACACGATTCTTTATTACAAACATTACTTAACTTTTCATTTATTTCACTATGAATATCTATTGGAATTGTTGACACTATTTTTGAATCCATATGTTTATCATTCCATAATTTTTTTAATTTATATAATGATTTATTTGTATAACAAGAATACCCATTTATATCTTCTTTTGATTTAGGACTACAATTCACTTTTGATATAAATTTACTTTTGTTTTTTGTTTTATTTCTTCTACTTTTCATTCTTTGAATACTTTTATGTTTTATTGTCTTCATAAATAATATTTATATAATTATTATTTATAAATTTATAATTTCAATTCTATTTATTTAATATAACTCATAATTGCTAAATTATTAACATTGTTGTTTTGTCATATCTCGAATTTGCATTCGCGTTGAATTCATAAACAGATTTTCACCTATTTTTTCATTTGGAGATGGATTAAAATTGTAAAAATGATTATTTGAAAATAACAATTCGTGAGGATTATGTTGCTTCATTGTTTGAAATTTATAACTAAATAAATCACTTTTACTATTTGGAACATACACTGCTTGACTACATTTTTGTAAAGCATAAATCTGATTTCTTAATTCAGATTCTAAATTTATTTTTGAAGCAAAACCCGACCAAGGAGCTGTTGCATTACCTGGATTAAATACTTTATTTGTATTATATGTTGGAAATTGATCTAATGGAATTGTTAATTTCTTTCTTGGATCTACTATAGGTAAATATGAATATTTCGTCATTACCGGACGAACATTTAAATACGGTTGTAACATCTCAGATGGAATATTCCTATCATATATTTTTTTATTTATTTCATTGTGTATTTCTGAAATACATTGCTGACTGTTTAAATTATTCATTGATATAATTATATATTATATTTTTAGTTATAATATTTATTTAAATTATATAAAAACAAATTATTACTATTATTAGTATTATGTGCGGAATCTTTGCTATCTTAAATAATTCAAGTTATTCATATTCAGATATTGAAATTCAATTTATGAAAGGAATACAAAGAGGACCTGAAAATTCTAAATTAGATGATACTTATATTCAAATGATTCTTGGATTTCATAGATTAGCAATTAATGGATTAAATGAATTATCTAATCAACCATTAGTTATTAAAGATATTATTTTAATCTGTAATGGAGAAATTTATAATTTTAATCAATTATATAAAGATATGAATATTACACCTAAAACACAATCCGATTGTGAAGTAATCATTCATCTTTATATTAAATATGGTATCGAACAAACTCTTGTTATGTTAGATGGAGTATTCTCTTTTGTATTGTTTGATAATCGCATTACTAGTGATTCTAATAATAAAATATATTTTGCACGAGATCCTTTTGGAGTTCGACCTTTATATTATTTAAAAAATAATCATAATAATATGTATGCGTTCGCTTCTGAACTTAAATGTTTGGAAAAATTTTATAATGATTATTTTGATTGTGATACTATTCATAATGAAATTTCTATACAACAATTCACACCTGGCACTTTTTCTACTTTTAATCTCTCTAATAACGCACAATCCGTTTGGCAATTGTTAAATGAAAATACTCCTTATTTTATTCCTACTTTTTCTTATAATATACCTATTACTAATAATATTTTTAATTTAATCGCTGAATCTTTAAATTCTGCTGTTAAAAAAAGATGTATTTCCACTGAAAGACCTATCGCTTGCTTGTTATCGGGAGGATTAGATAGCAGTCTTATAACCGCATTAGTTCATAATTATTATTGTCTTAATAATATACCATATAAATTAGAAACATATAGTATCGGTTTATCCGGATCTCAAGATTTACAATATGCTAAAATTGTTGCTGATTATTTACAAACTAATCATACTGAAATTATTATTACTGAAAATGATATTTTTGATGCTATACCTGAAGTCATTTATGCTATTGAAAGTTATGATACTACAACTGTTAGAGCTAGTATATGCAATTATTTGTTGGGCAAATATATTAAATCACATAGTAATGCTAAAGTTATTTTTAATGGAGATGGAGCTGATGAATTATTCGGAGGATATCTTTATATGAATAAATGTCCTGATAATATCGAATTTGATAAAGAAATACGCAGACTTTTAAAAGATATACATTTGTTTGATGTATTACGATCTGATAAATGTATTTCATCACACGGACTTGAACCTAGAACTCCTTTTTTAGATAAAAGTTTAGTTAATTTAATTTTATCCATTTCACCTGAAAGTCGTAATCATAATTGTTCTAATCCTTTTTTTAATACTTCTATTTATAATTACCGTGAAAAAAATATATTAAGATATAGTTTTATGCAATTCAATTTCTATAATTATAAAAAAAAACAATTATTACCTATGGAAATACTTTGGAGACAAAAAGAAGCATTTAGTGATGGAGTTTCACTTATAGGAAATTCTTTATATCAAATTTTACAAGATAAAATATCTATTAAATTAAATTCTGATAATCCTAATAGTCATTATGAATCTAATATTTCAACTGAAAAATATTATTATTTTTGTATATTTCACGGTTTTTTTCCTAATTGCAAACATATATTACCTTATTTGTGGATGCCTAAATATACTAATGCAACTGATCCCAGCGCTAGAACTTTAACTTTTTATAAATAAATATTTAATCTAATTTTTTTTACATTTCATTTTTCATTTATTATATATATTATTATATATAATGAATACTGGTAATAAATTAAATCAATATCAAGAAATTGTATTTGGATATTCTATTTATATTATATATATTCTTCTATTTTTTTCATATCTAGGATTATCTACAAATGCTTCTATATATTTACAAAAATTTGATTTTTATTTTAGAATTTACATTTGTTTATTTCTAATGTGGCGATTTAATCCATTCAAAACACATTATGAATTCACCAATTTAGACCGCAGAATCGCATTTAGTGCTGGATTGTTTATTTTTACAATTACTATATTAAATACTTATTCTAATTATATTAAAGAAATTATTCAACGTGTTATACATAAAATTTAATTCATTTTTAAATTATCTTTTAAAATACTTATTCTAATTATACACAATTTTATACATCATATTTATATTTTATTATTTAAATTTACGTGTTGTATTATATTTCATTCTTCTTTTTATAGTTTTATTCTTTTTACATTTGAAAAATTTATGCAAATGAAGTAATATTTCTTTACTTAATATCTTATCTATCTCATTCTCTTTTACATTTTTCTCTATTATTTTATAATTATACATTTTCATATTTTTATTCATTAATTCCGAAAAATCTAATAAATCTTCATTATTTAACATTTTTTTTCCTATATCACTTTCTTTAAATCGATTTATCATATCTTCTATACTTAAATCATAATAATAAGCCTTCACGTTTATGTAATATATATTATCATTCGCCATTTCCGGATAAAATGTATCATCTAAAAAACATATCTCTGAATTTATAGGTAGTTTCGTACATTTTATAAAATCTGAATGAGTTTTATTATTTGTTGTTCTACATATCTCCACTTTTTTACCATTTATTTTAAAAGCACCTATTATTTGATCTATTAGTTTATAATTTATCTTTTTCTCAAAATAATTTATTATATATTTCGCCCATTCACGAGGACCATTATTATTTGTATATATCATCATTTTACTACACAATTTTAACTCTTTTTGAGTTTTTAAATATAATAATATATTTATTATATTTGGTCTTAAAAATTCGGGAAATAAATCTAAAACATCATCAAATATTTCTTGAGTTATTAATTTATTTTTATTTTTTACATAAATACATAAACTATCCCAAAATATTCCGTATTCTGTAAAATAACCT